AAAGAAAAGCAATAAATAAAGTCGTTCGTTTAAAGCGTGATACTGATAAGTCTATAAAAACAAAATTAACTGAAGAACAACGTAAGGTGCAAATAAAAAAATGGACAACTTTTTATAGGCGAAATATTGATATATATGCTGAAGAAAGATTAAGAATTAAATTACGTCCATTTCAACGTATTATGCTACATTTAATGGGTCGAAGTCAAGTTTGGTTTGGTATATGTAGCAGAGCAAGTTCTAAAACGTTTATTGTTGCTTTGTTTTGTGTGTGTGTTTGTTTATTAAAACCATATACTGAAGCAGTTATTACAGCATCAACCATTGACCAAGGTCGTAAAATGGTTGAGCAGAAGATTAAAAATGAATTGATTAAGAAATTGTCCCCTATTTTGAAATATTTGTATGAACAGGGGCAAATAAAAATAAAAACCTCTAAAGATGAAGTAGAAGTAGAATTTTTTAATGGGAGTACCATTAAGGTTTTACCTGCTATGGATTCTTCAAGAGGTGCCAGAGCTACAATTTTGGTATACGAAGAGTGTAGATTGTTAAAAAAGGGCGATGTAGACAGTATTTTTGAACCGATGCTTCACCCGAGACAATCTATTTTCTTACAAAAAGAAGGATATTCTAGCGATAAGGACTATTATGAAGAAGGTATATCAATTTATATAACGTCTGCACGTTATAAAGCTGAATGGTATTTCCGATTATTTAAGAAAGTGGTAGTAGAATCATTTGTTAATCGTAAAGTACCGTATAATTTCTTTGCCGCTGATATATATACTAGTCTTAAATACGGATTGAAGACCGAAGGAGAATGGGCGAAGATAAGAAAGACCAGTGCCGAAAGTGATGTTCGTATGGAATATCTTAATGAAGCTATGGGAGAAGTGGAAGATGCTTATTTCCCATTAGAATTGCTGAAAAAATGTCAGCGATTGCATAAAGCGTTTAGACCACCTACAGATATAGAAGCTAGTTCGAATCATAAAGCAACTTATCGTGTAAAGAAAAACAATGAAACACGAATTATTGTTGTAGATTTTGCGTTTTCTTCTACTACGAATAAGTATGAAGCCAACGATAACACTGTTATAGAGTGTATGAGTGGGTTTTATGATAAGGGAGAAATCGTTAGTAATTTAGATTATCTAGAAACTTTAAGTGGTGGACAATCCGAATTAACACAAAAGAGAATTAGAGAATTATTTTATGATTATCAAGCAGATTATTTATTAATTGACTTGCGTAGCGGTGGTGAATTGTATTATACAGATTTAACTAAACCATATATACATTCATCAAGAGATAATGATAAATGGGATGATAGTGGATTTACGGTTGTCAGTGATATGAAATTACATTTCTTGCAAGAAGCAAAGATAAATGATTTACAATCACGAACAATTGACCCTAGAGCTAAAGCTGTAATTATACCGATTCAGGGTACGCCAGATTTTAATGATTTAATGTGGCGTAATTTACGTTCTGCAATGGTTGATAATAAATTACGTTTGTTAATTGATGAAATTGAATTCGAGAATGAATTGGTTAAACGTTCGGATTATTATAAGTTAACAAATCAAGAACGAATGTTAGAGAAATTACCATTTACACAAACTGAATTTTTGGTTCAAGAAGCTATACAATTACGCAAAGAATTGCGTGAAGGTAAAATTAAGCTAAAAGAACCTAGGTCGTTTACTAAAGACCGTATAGTAGCTTTGGGTTATGGTAATATGTTCTTTAATAAATTAGAAAATAAGATGTCTAAAGAAGCTCAAGCGGATGATTTTGATGAAAGTGCTTGGGAAAACATAATACAAGTCTAAAGGAAAGGAGGATATAATATTGAAAGTAGATATAAACCAACAAGATATGTTAACGGAAGAACAGGCTGAATGGCTAAAAGAAGTGTTTGTTTCTTTTAGCGATGGTTTGCTTGACGCTAATAACATTTATACTCCTTCTTTGCTTAATCAAAATTTAAGAAATTTGAATAATAATTCGCAAGTGCCAACTTATGATAATGTAACTAAAGCTTTACAACATGCTTCTGAGTCTGCTGAATTGCTACAGTCTTATCAAGAATGGGTGGAATTTGCAGAAGTCACATTTAAAAGATTATTAGAATATTATGCTAATATTTTAGCTTTTGATTTATCTTATACGTGTATTAATGTTAAGAAAAAAGATGAATATAAAAGTGCTAGATATCTTAAAGACAAAAGAATTGTTGAGAATTTCTTGACAAATTTTAATTATAAAGAAGAGTTTTCTAAAGTTGTGCATCAGATGATGCGTACTGAAACTGCGTTTTATTGGTTTAGAAATAATGAAGATGTAAATAATCCTAAGTATACTTTACAATTAATGCCACAACGTTATTGTATGATAACAGGGGCATGGGAAAAAGGATTGTTATATGACTTTGATATGAATTATTTCTTAGAACCAGGTGTTGATATTGATGGTTATGACCCAGCTTTTAAAGATTTCATGAGAGCAATCTATGAAGATGGTAAGGTAATTAGTAATTATAAGCCTACAAATTCTTTTGATAAAAGAAAAGGAACGTTTGCTTATTGGACACAGACAAGTCCACTATATTTACATAATACTTTACCTAGTGGAGCGTGGGTATTTAAATGGGATATGTCTAATTTTAATAGTGTTCCGTTCTTATCTTCATTGATGAGAGATGCTATTATGAATATTCCTACAAGAAAATTACAATATGACAAAGACGCATTGGGAGCGTATGCTTATTTGATTGGTGAAATAGGTATGTTAAAATCTAATGAACCAAATGCTACAGCTTTTGACCCAATTAGACTTGGTACGCTTTTAAATATTGTAAAAAGAGCAATTGGAAAATATGTAGTTGTTGGTGCTATGCCATCTAATGAAAATAAATGGTATCAATTTAAAGATGAAAATACTTCGATGGCTGAAACACAAATAAAAACTACATTGGCAAGTGGCGCAGGAGCAAGTAGAATTCTATATTCTTCTGACAAAATGTCACAAGAAGAAATTAGAAATGCTATTTTAACTGATTATAATTTAATGAAAAAGATTTATACTCAGTTTAATAATTTCTTAGAGTTCTATGTTAATCAATTAACTAAAACATATAAGTTTAAATTCTCATTTGATGGTAGTACATACGGATTTGAAAGAGAATGGCGTAAAGAAGGTATTATGACTTTAGCACAAACAGGAATAGTATTAAATGATACTGCTTTTGCAAGTGCTTTTGGTTATGACCCTGTAATGTTTAGTTATATGTTAAAAGAAACAAGTGCAGAAGGTTCTTGGTTAGAGAATAAATCTACACTACAATCTATATTTACTACTAGTAATGTGGGACAACACAGTGGAACTAATACAAATACTGACAATACAGAGTATATTCACACTGGACGTCCTGGTAGACCACCAAAAGCTGATAGGTCTAGTGATAGTCGTGAATATGATACAACACATAGTAGTTAGTAATTTAATTTAGTTGGGGTATTGTTATGTTATTATTGCAGGAACCAAAAGATAAAACTAAATTAATAGCTATAAATAATTATAAACTTAATGCATTGTTACAATTAAATGGATATTGTCCTAAATATTTATATAATAAGACTTTTTATTATGTGATTAATCAAGATATTTTGGATTATATTTCATTATTAAAACAAAAGAAGTAGCGAGGTAAATAGCATGTCAAAAATTTATAACATGTCTGCTGGAGAAATAAGAACGATTCATATGGAAGATTATGCTGAAAATGAATTTCTTATTGCAGAACTTGATTTTCTTGGCACTAACCCCAATACTCATAAAATAAAAATTTCTGAAGAAGTTTTTAGGGAGTGCGCTTCTTCTGTCTTAGGTAAATTTTTAGTAGCAAAAGTTTCTTATGGAGATGCAACAAGTCACGCCGAAGATGAAATTATACAAGGTTATATTCCAAGAGAACAAGAAGTAAGATATACTCGCAATAATGAAAATTATTTACGTGGTGTAGTCGATGTAGTAATTTCTAAACAATATGCTTCAGAATTTTGTGATATTTTTACCAAGAGCAATAACGAAAGGTCTGTAAGTGTAGAAATGTTGGTAGATGAAGATGATGACGTTGATGGAACTGTAGCAAGAAGTTTTAATATCGTAGGTGTTACGGTTTTAGGAATGACCGTCAGACCATCTTCACCTGGGTCTAATATTAATATTAGAAGATTTGAAGAGCATTCTATTGAAACTAGTTGTGAGAATTATTATAAATCTATTTGGGAACGTAATAATTCTCAAGAAAATACATTTGTTAAAAATAGAAAGAAACAATTTGCACAAAATTATTCTGTTAATACCAACGAATTAAAAGAAACCCCTTGGGGCGAAGTTGATAAAACTGAGATTCGTAATAAGGTTATGGAAGCTTCTAACCGTAATGAGCTTGTTCATAAAGTTTATTTAAAAGTTATGGACGGTTGGGAAGATGCTCCATCAGAAAAATTAAAATATCCAGTTATGGAATTAGTAAATAATACTTTCTATTATAATAGATTTGCGTTGGCTAGTGCTTTAGCTTATGCAAGACAACATGATGAAGCTGATGTAGTTTCTAAAGTATTAAAATTGTACGAGAAATTTAAGTTAGCAGAAGAAGGTGAGGAAGAGAATATGTCTAAAGCAAAGTTTGAAATTGAGGGCAGAGAAGCATGGGCAGATATCATTGACGAAGTGCAAGAGCACGAAGGTAATGATGCTTATGTAGATTCTGTCGAAGATGACCATATTATCTTCACCGTTGACGATGTTCGTTATCGTGTTGAAGCTGATGTTAAAGTTGGCGAAGATGATAAAACAGTTAAGGCTGATATTCATTGGGACACTAAAAAGAAAGATGAAGTCCAAGATGAATCCGATGATGACGATAAAGATGATATGTCTGAAGACGATTCTCAAACAGAAGACAAGCCTTCTGATGATGACGAAAAGAAAGACGAAGAAGACAATATGGCTGAAGAAGATTCTGAAAAATGTGCTGACGAAGAATGTACTGACGAAGAGTGCAAAGATAAAGAAGAGTGTGCAGACAAAGAAGAATGTGCAGATGAAGAAAAATGCTCTGATAAAGAGCAATGCGCAGACGAAGAGTCTTCAGAAGAAATGAGCAAAGACGAAAAGATTAGTGAGCTTGAAAATATTATTATGCAGAAAGATGAAGAGCTTGCTGAACTTAGACAGTATAAGGAAAAGAAAGAGTGTGCAGAAAGAGATTTCGCAGTACAACAGTTACTTGAAGAAATCAGAGAATGTGTAGATTCTGAAACTCTCGAAGGTCTTA